CGGAGTGATCCGGATGCCATAGATATCGTTCACCACGCCGTCGTCTATGTCGGCTTCAGGAATAGGCTGCGATTCGCCTTTCTTCACGTAAAGCTCAAAAGTCAGCTCATACTTGCTGCGTTTGTACTTCACATCGATAATCTCTCCGCCCTCTCCGTAGGCTTCCTTTTTGTCGCCCTTGGTGGGGACGAGCTCGGTAGAGTCCTCCTTAGGATTAGGGACTGTAGCCCATCCTTTAGAAGGGCATGAAGTATCGCCCGCCGCCCATTTAACTATTTCGATCTTGGGTCTTCCCCATGATATTACTGCCATTGTGTTTTACTCCTCTGTAAAAATGCTATAATCTAACTCTGCTACTACTCTGCTATGATTGACGTCCTCGTCCTCGTCCGTACCTATCGCGTATGACTGGCTCAATCGGATATTGCGCTCCGATGCCGTTGCAGGAAGACCACTAATGAATTGCTGCAAGGCGATCTCGATGGCGTTGCATCTGGAGATGTTGCGTCCGTCAGTGCCGTCGGCTATCGTGATCCACGGCACAAATACCGTTATCAACGCCGTGCCTCGTTGTATCTGATTGGCCGTCCCCATCTTGACACTTACGACTATATCCTCTTTGCTGCTTTTAGCAGGTCGATAGCCCCTTTTGTAAAGCCCGCCATTAACGGCCGCCGGTAGAGGACTGTTTTTTACGAGCTTGTACAAAGCGTCTTCAATCTGTCCGAGAGTCATAATCATACGGCTGCTCCCCTTTTCATCTTATCTTCCATCTTTTTGAGCCCCTCGACCATTTTGATCTTAGCCGTGTCAAACACGTTGTAACCGCGTCGTGAAACATATCCCGCGTACGGCATCCCCGCGCATGCCACGATCACGATGCCCTCTCGGTATTTTTGCATTGTCTTTGCAATAACCGCGGCCGAGGTGTCTCGCGCCTCCTGAGAGGCCTCCGGATTAAGGCCGTTGACTTTTTGGGTTCCATCTATATTGACTTTATAACCCAACGAGCCGCGAAGATTTTTTGTCCGGTCGGTCCAGTTGCCCACATCCTTTCTGCGCTGCTCGTTGATAGCGTCCTCGGCTATATATGCCACTCTACGGCTAAGAACTTTTTTGCTCCTCTCCGCATATTGCTGCATACGCGCCTCGATTTGTTGCAGTGGTGTAAGCATCTTAAGTGCCATTGGCTTTATCCCCTCGTTATAGTCTCGATATGACGTGTGAATATTTTACGCTCCGACTGGCTGACGGCGAACTCGCCTATCATCTCCATTTCAGGTGTGAATAGCTGAACGCGCTTTGTGAGCCTTACGTCCTCCTCAGGGTAGTCACAAAGGATTTTGTAAACCGTCACCGGTATGAGGTCTGCATCCTTACGCCTCTGCAGCTCCTCCGTGATGTCGCGGTAGTTACATGGCATAGGCTCGCACCATAATGACGCGGCCGATATAGGGTTGCCGTGTTCGTCAAAGCCCCCGCCCTCGGTGCGCTTTAGGAATGATACATAGCCGTTATAAGTGATAATCATAGCCTATCTCCCATATATCCGAATTGGTCGCCGTCGATATTTTCCCCCGCCTCGTTCAGAATAGCCGCCGCCTTTCGGCGCATGTACGCCCTTTCCGCCGAGCTAAAGGAAAAATCCACCTCTCCTTGGGTAATATTCGGAGCCTCGCTCAACCAGATGTATAGATCGGCTTTCGCCTTTTTATAATTCGCCCCGGCGGCAAGTGCAAGGGTGAAGTCCGCCCCCGCGTCCACCCCGCGAGCCATGCAGATGGTCTGCACGGTCGCAGGAGGGATCGGATATGAGGAAATTGCCACTAAGGCGTCTTGTATAGTCATAGCAAAGTAGTAGCGTTAAATGTTTTTCACCAAACGTCGCCGTCGGTCTTCAGGTAAATATTATGATACGCGGTATCCATTACCGGAATAGCATCGGCTTCGCCGAGGGTAATTTCCTGATATGGATCGTTCTCAGAATATTTAGTGATAGTGGCAAGCGTGCGCTCTGCTATAATAGCCTGTTTTGCGTCTTTTCTTAACTTCGAGTATTGGGTTGAGCCTAATATCAAAGTAGGTGAAAATACGATGCGGTTGTCTGCAAAAGGGTTGATCACCGACTCATCATTGCCGATCTCGCGGGTGATCTCAGTGTCAACCACCACTATCTGCAATCCGTTAACATATGGCTGCTTTGCAAGCCATGCGTTGATTGCCGCGAGGTCTGGCACTTGCGAGATGTTGAGTGCATTGGCTGCAAACGATGCGGCGCCCATGATCACCTGATCCATGCTCTGTACTTTATAAAACTCAAAGAGATTCATAAAGGCATACTTTGGTGTGAATCCGCGAGCCTTACCTGCCTGCACGGCAGCGGCACATGCGCCTATGAAGTCGGCTGTAGCCTTTTCGGTAAACGGCACATCCACTGTCTGCTTTTGTTCATCGTCAACCTGATAATCGAGGTCAAATTCTGTCGCTATACCGTCGTTGTTTGCTCCGGTAAATCCGAGCTTACACGCGTTGCTCAAAATTGCCCATGCGAGGTATTCCATCTCGGCATGAATTCCGTTGAAGCAAAACTCGGCATCATCGGCCCAATAACGAATAAGCTCTTGCGCATCGGCGTTGCCTGCCAATGCAAGTGCGATCTGGTAGTTTTTGATGTCATCGCGCTCCATCTTTCTGGCGATCTTGATGTACGGCAGATCTCCTGTAGCGCTCTCGAAAAGTGGACGCCTTTTGTATCTGGCGGATGAGTTATCTGCTACGATGTCGGCGGCCACGTTCTTGCGGCGGCTTTGGCTTTTCAACGTCTCCCATTTAAACGTAATATTTGACGTCAAAGGGAAGTAGTTGGCGTATTTGAAAGTTGCCGGAAGGTTGTCAATGAATATCTGTAAGAGTTGAGGGTTATTCCTCAATCCCAATATAAGAGTGTCAGTCATTTATTTTCGTCTCCACTTACAAAAAAATTAAAACTTAAGTTTTTTAGCCCTCAGGATCGGGATCAGGATCGGGATCAGGATCGGGATCAGGATCGGGATCAGGATCGGGATCAGGATCGGGATCAGGATCGGGATCAGGATCGGGATCAGGCTCCGGCTCAGGCTCCGGCTCCACCTCCACCTCCGTATAGAAAGTGTCGATAACCACATCGGTGTTATTGCTTAACGCAAAAATGCCATTAAACAATGCCGGCCATAGCCGTGTGAAAGGTATCCACACCGGCGCGTTAGCCGTTGCTATAACCCACACGTCGGTTATAATGTTATCGCTCGCGCTCACTGCCTGCTCCGTGCCATTGATGTAAAGGCGGAGCCCCGGCTTCCATGTCCACTTGTTAGTGGTCTCGTCATAAGTGAACGGCGCATTTTCGTCCTCTTCAAAAAAGCTCGAGAGGTCGGCCAGATACACCTCGTCTTCTACCAGCGCCCTTGAGCTGCCTGCCGTGAGGGTAGCGTCGATGCTGCCGTCATCATTGATAGTCTGCTTGCTGACAGTTCCGAAAGGGAACACAGCGCCCTGGAACGAACAGCTGCCGTGTGCAAATTTCACCTTTGTGGCCGTCGCCTCAGCGTCCGCCGCTATCTTTACGCAGGGCAGTACACGGAAGATGTTACTTCCTTTTTGCCCTTGCGCCGTCTCGATGTCCGAAAGCTCGAACAATAATGCGCCCTCGGGCAGTATCCATCCTCCGGACGTTGCCCCTCGCGCTATCACCAGCGCGCCGTTGCGTACATCAGCTATACGATGCTCGATGCACTTGTAACTTTTAGCGTCGCGCCTCTTTTTTACGGTCATTGCCATAATTTTTTAATCTCCTTAAAATAAATTTTTAATAAGGTTTGCTATCTTTGCCTTTCTCCTTTGAAGCGTAGCCCTCGACGGCTTTCTTCAAAGTCTTCCAGTCAAACGTGATATTTGACGTCAAAGGGAAGTAGTTGGCGTATTTGAAAGTTGCCGGAAGGTTGTCAATGAATATCTGTAAGAGTTGAGGGTTATTCCTCAATCCCAATATAAGAGTGTCAGTCATTTATATTTCTACTCCATGCCTAAAAAATGATGGGTTAAATATTTATGATACCTTTTAGGTCATCATAAAATTGTGGAGGCAGATTTGGAATTCGTG